CCAGGGCCTTGCTATTTACGAGGAAAAAGAGTTCGAGCACCGGCTGCGCGGCTTTCAGTTTGAATCCACCACCGACAATGTCAACGAGGAAGGCGACCCGGTGATAGACGCCAAAAGCGGCAAGCCGGCGCGGATCACCCTTAAGGAACTGGCCACCGACATCCTGGTCAAAAAGATGCAGCGCCAGGAGCTGGAGATACCGGCCGACCCGGACATCATCCTGTATTACACCAATCACACTGTGCGCATGGGCAGCAGACACCGGATTTTCAAGAAGGAAGACGACCATCTCCTCGATGCTGACCGTGCCCAGACCTTGGCCAATATCATGGCCGCAACCGTGGAGGATTTATTCGCATGAAAATATATCCCGCCTCTTTTCTCGACCGGGCAAAAAACATCTTCGCCCGCACCAAGGCCCCATTGCCCAGCGGTATCCAGCTGCGACCAAATGACGGCCAGGGTCCGTTCACCCCCTACTTCAAGCAGTTTATCCCCCGCAAGGTAGAGGCCTCGTTTTACGAGTTCCTGCGGGAGGCGATACCGATCATCGATGCCGCTATCGGCAGGCTGGTGTCTTTGGATGGCCATATCGTGGTCAAGGGCAACAACGAGGCCCTGGTCGACGAGATTCAGGAGTGGATGGACAACATTGTGGTCAACGACCTTGGCACCGGCCTGCAGGCCTTCCATGCCAACGTCAGCAACGAAGCGTTTGAGCAGGGATTCGGCCTGGGCGAATTTATCACCGACAAGGCCCGGCGCGATATCGTCGGCCTCCGGGTGGCCGATTCCAAGTTCATCAAATTCAAGCGCTCCTCCACGGCCGGCGGCATCGAAATTTTGCAGAAGGCGGATGGCGACTTCGGCTACCGCCCCCTGCACCGCGACAACCTGATGTATTTTTCCATCGGCAACGAAAACCAGAACCCATACGGCACCCCGATCTTTCGCTCCTGCGAGTTCGTCGCCCAGATCCTGGCCACCATGCACAACTCTTTGCTCAATGTCTGGGAGCGGTTCGGCGATCCGTCTTTCTCCGTCAACTATAAAACCTCGAAAAAAGACGGCGCCGACCTGGAAGCACGACGGCTGCAAATAGCCAATGAACTGGACACCGCCTTCCGCGCCAAGCGGCAAGGGAAGAGCGCGGACTTTGTCCGGGCTATGGACAGCAACAGCAACATCGAGATCACGGTGCTCGGGGCCGACAATGCGGTGCTCGAGCTGGAGGTGCCCTCCCGCCATGTGCTGGAGCAGATCGTTTCCAAGTCCGGATTGCCGCCCTGGATGCTGGGGCTGCACTGGTCCACCACCGAGCGGCTCGCCAACTTCGAAACCGAGATGGTCCTGGCGGATGTGCAGATCCGCCAGGCGGCCAAGTTGCCTAGCTTCCGCCGACTGATATCCACCATGCTGATGCTGCGCGGCCGCGCCTGGAAGAAAGGCGACTGGTGGCTCGAGTGGCAGCAGGTCAATCTTCACGACGTTGTCGCCCAGGCCCAGGCCCGGTTCCTCAACGCCCAGGCCGACATGTACCATGTGCAAAATGCCGAGACCCTCGGCATTGCTCTGGACGTGCGGGATCTGTCCTTTGGCAAATCGCTCCCGGTATCGGGCGCAAAGGGCCATGCCGCTCTCCATGCCCAGATCAAGGCAGCAAAGGCCTGCGGCTGCAAGGAGAGCCAGCGCAGCGAACCGTGGCCTGAACTGGACAACCTCGAGGCCGACTTTGAGAAAAGGCTGGTAGATGATTGGGCGGGGCTGCTCTCCCGGGTCAAGACCATCCTGGCGCTGGATCAAGCAAAGAGCGCCAAGGGCGAGGATGAAAAGCCGGGCTTTGTGCTCTCCACCGAGCAACGCGCCATGGTCTTGGCCGCAGCAAAGGAATGGACCGCAGCCTATAACCCGGCCACGAAGGATTCGCCGCTCCATTGGTTTTATGGCCAATCGTTCAGCGCCGGATTGTTCCAGGCATCCCGCATGGTCGGCGACGATGTCACCCTGCTCAGTATCCTCAAGAACAACGAGACCTTCGACTCGCTGGTCACCGACGGGTTTGCCCTGGTCAAGGACAACGCCACCAAGGCGATCACCAACCGGATCCTGCCGGAAATGGAAGCGCACGTCATCGCGGGCAGCAATCCAGTGGAGGTTGCCCGGAGGCTGGAGCGGCTGTTCGGGGATGCGAATTCGGACTGGCAACGCCTGGCAAGATCCGAGATGGCGATGGCGGCGGAAACGGCAAAGAAAGCGGAATGGACAGAGCGCGGCCTGAAACGGCTCGAATTTGCCCCGGCTCCGGACGCATGCAGTATCTGCCGCGCCCTGGCCGGAGAGTACGAGATCAGCGCCTGCCCCTTGCCGGTAAAGAATACTCACCCGCGCTGCCGGTGCTCGACCAGACCGGCGGCGAGTGAGGTGTAGGAGGACGGGACTGGGGGGAGTTGGACCTCCCCCCGAACCATCCGCCCTTGCGCAAACAAGGGATGGAGGCCCGCAGGGTACACCTGCTTAAGTCCCGATATGCGTGAGACACGCCCGGGCAACTTAGCAGCCCCCCTGTCAAAAGGAAAGAGGAATCATGTCACACGTAATCCCCTATTTCGGAGGCAAAAACCGCTTAACCAAAACCATTATCGAGAAAATTACACCGCACACTTGCTATGTCGAGGTGTTCGCCGGAAGCGCCGGGGTGCTTTTTGCCAAGGATCCATCCAAGGCGGAGGTGATCAACGATCTCGACAAGGAGTTGGTCACGTTCTATCGCGTGGTGAAGCATCACCCGGAAGAGTTTTACCGTCAGTTCAAATATTGCCTGGTTGCCAGGGATGAATTTGAGCGGCTGAAAAAGGTAGACCCGGAAACCCTCACCGATATCCAGCGGGCCGTCCGTTATTTCTACCTGCAGAAAAATGCCTTTGGCGGGCATGTCGTCGGGCAATCATTCGGGACGGCGACCACCGCTGCGGCCCGCTTGAACCTCTTCAACCTGGAGCAAATCATCACCACCGTCTGGCAGCGTTTGGCAGGGGTCACCATCGAGCGTCTTGATTTCCGCAAACTGCTCCCCCGTTACGACCGACCGCACACCTTCTTTTTTATGGATCCGCCCTATTGGGATGTTCCTGGTTACCGGCACGATTTTGTCGAGCAGGACTTCCTTGACCTGGCCGAGATTTTGTCACGGCTGGCCGGGCGGTTTCTGATGACCATCAACGACACCAAGGAAGTGCGGGAGATTTTCGGCGGGTTCCGGATCGAAGAAGTGCAGCTCAAATATTCGATGTCGAGCCAGGCCAGCTCCAGGGCAAAGCAGCGTACCGAGCTATTGATTTCCAACGATTGAGGCCACCGGCCCACCCCACCATATCCCCAGCACGAAAAGCCCTGCCATCTTGGCCGGGCTTTTCTTTTTTCCGCCCTCAGCAACAAAGTGACACGGTCTGCCAGTCTACGTCCCGTTTGTCTGCTACGAAAAAGAAGACTCTTAAAAAATTGATCTCTTTTTTTGCACAGACACATAGGAGGGCAACGCCATGGCGGACGAGACAGGCAAGATCACCAACGGCACCAAAGACTTCGCTGGTTCTGGAGTCGAAGGAAAAAAGGAGGGTGATCCGGACGCTGCCTCCGAGCGCCGTGCCAAAGTTCGGCAGAACATGATCGTGTCCGGCATCGGCGAGCTTGACCCGGCCACGGAATACACCAAGTCAGGCAAGCCTGACGTTAAGGCTCTGGTCGATCTGCTCGGCTTTGATATCGACGCCAAAGAGCGCGATGCCGCCTTTGCGGTGTTCGCCGCCAACATGGCAGTGATTGTCTCCTCTGCGGCCACCAGCCAGGAACTTGCAGATATCTTGGCGTCCACTCCAAGTGATTCCCGTTCCCCAGCAGTAAAACAAACCACCATCCTTACCGGCGAGCATGTACTCGCCATCCAGCGCGAGCAGGGGAAAGAAGTCTGATGTCCGGCTCGCTTGTAAAAGCATACCTCCCAGGCGAGATTCGCCGTAAGTCCTTTGCTTCCGGGATCAAGGGCGCAGGGGCTGGGGTTGAAGTAACCACCGAAGTGCTCGGCAAGATCAATCACTATGCCCTGACTCCGGTTACAGCGGAAGAGGTGTATGTCCGCCGGAAAATCCTCGCCCATAACGGCGTGGACCGCGACCGCGAACGATTCACCGAAACCCTGCTCGATGACTTTGCCGCCACCCTTCCCGGTAAATCCACACTCTATGCCCATGATCGCGGCAAGTTTTTGCCGCTCGGCCTCTATTTCGCCGCCGCCACCGAGGAGATCAGCCAGGAACAATTCAAGCAGATGACCGGCGAGGATCCGCGCCTTCCTGCCGGGGTGGCCAACGTCAAGGTTCTGTGGGCCTGGTACTACGTCATCAAAACGCCCGAGGTCGAATCGGTAATCAAGAATATCGAGGGCGGCACCTACCGCCACTGGTCCATCGGCTTCTCCGCGAGAGAGCTGGTTTCGGTCAAGGGGCCATACGATCAAACATTGTATTGGGAATACCTGGGGCCGGGTGAGGCCACCGAGGGTTCCCTGGTCTGGCTTGGAGCGCAGCAAGGTGCCACCAGTCAAAAAAACGCCAAGGATGGTCTTGGCACGGACGAAGTTGAACACCAACTGAGAGGAAAAGATATGAAAGTGCTTAAGGCGCTGCTCGGGGCAGTATTGGGGAAATCCTTCGGCGACACCGTCACCGAGGAGAATCTTGTCGATGAGGTCAAGTCTGCTCTGGCCGCCAAGGACGCACAGGTATCCACCCTGCAGACAGAGGCGGCAGGCCTCAAGGACATGGCAGCCATCGGCAAAAAGCACATGGATGAGCTGGCCGCTGACTACGCCAGGATGAAGGCGCTCCTGGGCGAATGCAAAGAGGATGAGACCGAGGTTACCAAGATGAAGGGTTATGCCGCCACCCTTCCCGCCGACTTCCTGGTCGGAGAGGTCAAGGCCTTGCAGAAACGAGTAAGCGAAAAATTTCCGTCACAGGGCCAGCTTGAGGGCGACCTGCGGCGCGACAAGTCCGGCAGCGAAGGCAACCCGCTGATTCCGCAGAACTGATCGCCCATCACGGCGCAACCCATTAAGGGAGAAGAACCATGGCACACGAAAAAGCAACCCCGCGTGATGGGGTGAACGGTCTCAAGACCATGAAACTCGCACACACTGCCGCAGTGCTGGCAGGCGAGATCATCGAGGCGACCGGCAATATCCTGGTGGCGGTATCGGCCGCAGAGGCGAACGCCGCCAACATCTACATCTACCGGGGCCGGGTAGGGTTTCCGAAGGCCACCGGGGGATCTACCGCCATCACCGCCAATACAAAAGTGTATTGGGACGTTTCGGCAGGCGTGGCCACCACCAGTTCCGACACCGGGACCAACAAGCTGATCGGCACCACGATTGAGGCGGCCGGAGACAGCGATGCCGAAGTCCTGGTAATGCTGGCCGAAAACTAGGCGATTATCCCAAGCAACCACGCACATAAGGATATCATCATGAAATTGTACGGTAAAAAAATCATCGACTGGAATGGCCTGTCGCAGATCCCTGCGGCTCTGCAC